AGTTTATCTTCTTCAATCAGAGTTTTAAGATTAAGTGCCCCAACTTTTTTGACAGTCTTAGACATCTTAACGCCAAGCTGTGTTTTCTTACCAGAGAATCCCTGACCAACAATCTGACCAGCTCTACCTCTCATAGAACACATCAATAGATTCTGATATTCCAAGTCATACTGTATGATACTTGCTACCTGATCACCAATATCATTAACTTCGCATAGAATGGAAGCACTATTATAATTTTTTGCTACTTCATAGATGATATTTGGAAACAACATTGGTTTAATTTCGTTGTTTCGATATTTGGCAACTAATCTGTGAGGGAACTGTGTTATATCAACAACTATAAATGCTGAGTAATCCTCACCAACTCCTCTTGCTACGTCAACGGTCATTACATAATCATGACCCTTTTCAACCGGAGCATATACATCAAGTCCTGCATTTCGAGTCTGTGGATTGTCATATACCATAGACTTCAACTTGCTTGGAGCAATCAGAGTATCGACAGATCCTAAGAACTCGCATTCAAACTCAACTTTGAATTGCTGTTCTGAGGTGTTAGCAATCGTCTGATCCTTCCATATAGAATCTCTACCTGGAACCTCAGACCAATGAACATCAGTCGGAACATATTCATTTTTATTTCTTTCTGCATCATGCCACATACGATAGAAATGATTCATACCGTGTGGAGTAGATACGATAATGACCTTGGTATTTTTACCAGATGTAATCGTCGGATAAACAGAGGCAAAGAATGAATCTGCCACATGATTTGGAACGAATGCAAACTCGTCCAGAAATAGAATGTTAAACGACATACCTCGAACAGCACTTGCAGAGGTAGATGCTGCTAAGATTTTAGAACCATTATCAAGTTCTAGGGAACCTCTGTTCCATACAAGCACACCCTGCTGCATCCACTTAGGAAGATTCTCATAAGCAGTCTGCAATCTGTTAAGAAGTTCCCTAGCAGTCGCTGCTTTGTTTGCTAGGATACCAATATTAACACTATCATTAAAGATCGCATAATGGAGAAGATAAGACACAACAGTGGTTGATTTGCCAGTCTGTCGTGGCATCTTGCAGATATTAAATCTATTATTATGGAAGTTATTAATCAGTTTCTCTTGAAAGTCATATGGGTGAAACTGTGTTAATCCTTCATCAAGAGAAACAATCTTGATATAATTGTTGGCAAAGTAAACAGGATCCTCCTTACATTTCATAAACTCAAGGATTTGTTCTTGAGTAAACTCAATTGGAGTATTAGCTTTTTTTAGATTCGGATTGCCAAGATATACATTATCAGACATAAGTTAATCAGCAATTCCACTTACGAAGAGACTTATTGATTCTCGAATCTGGATCTCTAGCAGTCTTTGCAGAAGTCAATCTCTTCTTCATACCCTTCATTCTTGCACAGAATGACTTGCGACGATTTGCTGCTTTCGATCCTTTCTTTAACTTGGATGGTTTTGTAGTTACAGCAGTCTTAAGTTTAGATCCTGGATTTGCTGCTCTATATGATGCAACTCCCTTAGCATTAAGTCCACCAGATTCACTCTTACCTTCCTTTCTCTGCCATGCAGGAGTTCCCTCCTCTAAACGGGGTGGTGGTGCGGGAGGTGCAGGAGGTATGGGTGGATTTTCTGTTCCTTCAGTTTGTAAAAACTGCTCACCTGGTTTAATATCAGAAACTCTGTAAGTGCTGACTTTAGAACCTGGATATACTTTATCAAGTTGATCCTGAACTTCGGAGCGACTTGGTTTCTTCACAGATGGGAAGAACATCTTAATCATTAACATCTTACCCCGCCAGGTCAAGAAGACCTCAACAATATTGCCAGTCTTTCTTGGAATCTGAACTGCTTCTTCCATATCATCTGGACAAGCATCAATACCATGAACTGGGCATTCCTTTCCTTTTTTGGTATGAGAACACTCTGTCTCTTCATTTGCTTTGACACAGTTTGGATATCTCTTTCCAAACATCGTCTTCATACCTTTTTTCTTATAACCAGGCCAGCACTTCTCACCTAGCATCTTACTTCCAATACCTTCAGTTGGTTCTAATGGATCGGGAGTAATCAGATCAATTGTTTCATACTCAGTTGGTTTAAATTCAGATCTCCAGTTGGAGTAATCATATCCTTCCTTCTTGGTCTTATTACCCCAGTTAGCAGCACCAACTTTACGACACTTGACTAATGCTCCGGAAGCATATGCAGAAGGCCATACGGAATAACGAGACTTGACTTTGTGATAGCAAGCATCTTTCTTACCCTCTTCAATATCAATCTCATCACCAACTTCTACATTATTCTCAGCAAACCATCCACGGTTTACTTCTAATGCACAAAGAATATCTCCATCAGATTCAACAGCAGTTTCATCATTTGGTTCTAACTGCTTAATACTTTCGATGATTCCATCTTCTCTTATAAATGCAATATCCAGAGGAATCTTCGTTTCTCTCATATGGAATGATTGTTGTGCTACTTCATCAAAGATGAATAACATTCCACTATTTGTATCCAGACTTTCTCTGAACATGAGTCCAAGATTAAAATCTCTTATCTCTGTTGGGATTTCAATCTGTAATGGTAGAGTTGTAAATTCTTCTGTTTTCACGTTGATTGCCTTCCCTTTTCTATCTGGATTTGGATCTTTTGCATTCTTACGACGGAATGCTCTCTCTTCTTCATCCTTAGAGAGATTACGCTTCATTTTGCTTGAACCACACTTTGGTTTTGTGGTTTGTCCTGGTTGTCTGGCACAGGGTTTTCCTGCGTACTTGCCACCCAACTGAACCCAGCCAGGCTTGCCATCACTAGAGCGACTCTTGCCAAACCAGTCACGCAAAGAATTATCGCCACTTTTGTTAGCTTCACTTACGGATCCTCCACCGTTACCACCATTACCATTACCATTGCCATTGCCATTGCCGTTTCCATTACCATTCTTTGTTTCACCTTCATCATCTACAGAATGACCATTCTCCTTACGGAGCATTCCAGCACGACCAACTACCTTGAATCCTGCTGGAATTGGTTTACACTTTTTATCTGTGTAACAGTAATACTGTCCTGCTGGACAACGACCGTTCTTAGCCATCAAATTACAGTTAATATCAATTATTTAGGATTTAAAATACCCCCATACCAAGTCCAAGAGTAACACCAGGTAAGGTGTTCCAATTAGTTCCATCATAAAACTCCATTTTCTTAACAGTTGTATTGTAAATCATTGCACCTTCATTAAATGTTCCTGCATCTCTTGCAGTGGTTGTATATTGTGGAAGATAGAATGCAGTTGATACTGTCGCAACACCAGTGACAGATACATGATTAAATGTGCTTGTTCCTGTTGTGCTAATACCAGCAACAGTAGCGTTAATATTTGTTAGATTAGCGCCACTAATTGCGGGTAAAGTTGCTGGGAATCGCGCATCTGGAATCGTGCCAGAAGCAAGGTCTGAAGCATCAAGATTAGTGAGATTAGCACCACTAATAGCAGGTAAAGTTCCTGTAAGATTTGCTGCTGGTAAGTTTGTTAAATTAGCACCACTAGCAGCAGGTAATGTAGCAGGGAATCGTGCATCTGGAACTGTACCTGAGGCAAGGTCTGAAGCATCCAGATTAGTCAGATTAGCACCACTAATTGCTGGTAAAGTTCCTGTTAGATTGGCAGCAGGAAGATTAGTGAGTGACGCACCAGAACCATCAGTAAGAAGTAAAGTTCCCGTTGAGGTTGGTAAAGTTACTGTTGCTATACCAGAATAACTTGCATGAGCAGCAGATCTAAGTTGTGTATAGTGAGCGTTACTGGATTCACAATAGAAATCAATACGACCTGGTGTAGAATCATCACTCTTAATATCAATTCTATTCGTAGCGGTTGTAATGCCACTTACTAATAAATTACCTGGGGTTGTGGTCGTGGTCGTTGTTTGTCCACCAGCACTAGTATATGCTTTGACCAAACCAGGAGAAGTTGATGATGCTGATGCATCTCCATAAGCAGAGATTGATGCAGGAGAAACAGCATATGCTGTTGCAGAACTTGCTGACTGCAATCCAAGAAACTTGGTATCAGTAACGTTAGTTAATTCTTCTCTTGTCGGGGTAAATACTTGTGTTCCGACAGATGTAGATGTCGTTTCATACTCAGATGGAACAGAACCTACAACTAATCTCACATTACTAATATAACCCCCCATATACTCAGTATTGGAAATACTATTATATCCACCAATAGTTAATGTATTTGTAGGTTCACCATAAATGTTGTTAGAACTAGTATCTGTTCCTATTATTTTACCATCGACAATATATCTTATTGTATTACTCTTTCTTGTGATCAGCGCGTGATGCCATATTGTCATGTCAAAACCACTTGTATAGTGATTTTGACCACCACAATAAAATTCAAATCCATTATTATATTGTTGAATACTTAAACTATTGGAACCATAGGCATTGGTATCCATAACCACTGCTCTTCTAGTTCCAGAATTGCTTGCAAATTTAACAAATGCCTCTATCGAAAAATCACCTGTTCCGGGATTTAAAGAACTATCGACGACTGTTAAGTAATCACCGGTCCCATCAAATTCAACAGAACCAGTGACGCTGTGAGGTGAGATTAGACCGGGACTTGTTGTTGATGCTGCTGCATTTCCTTGTGCAGTGATTGCTCCTGGAGAAACTGCATATGCTGTTGCAGAACTTGATGATTGAAGCGCAAGAAGTTTTGTATTTGGTAAATTTGTAAGTTCAGTGTATGTTGGTGAGAAGTCAGAGGTATAAAGTGCAGTTCCCTTTAGAATACGGAAATTTGAAAGATATCCATCATAATCTCCAGTTCCATTTTGAGATCCAATATGTAGTCTTGGTGCTCCACTATTATGAGTTCCCCAATTCGTACTATTTGTTACTGAACCATCTTGAACACCATCAACAAAAATCCTAAGAGTCGTTCCAGATCTTGTTACTGCAACATGGTGCCATTTGTTATCACATAAATTCTTAGTTCCAAGCAAAACATTAGGAGAAGTGCCCTTCCATATAGTTAATGCTCCACTTGGTTCGTCAATATTGAATTGAAGATTTCCATTAGAATCTCCTGTTGGACCATCATTACAGAAAATTCTATTATATACACCGTTGGCGGTTTTATCATCAGACAACATGTACCATTCAACTGTAAAATCACCAGTTCCAAAAGAAAAATCACTGGAACCAGAGAATGTAAGATAATCATCAGCACCATCAAATTGAACAGAACCAGAGGTACTAAATCCTTTTACAAGACTTGGATTTGTTGTTGATGCTGCAGCAGTGCCAACAGCAGTCA